GGGAAATATGACCCTCGCAGTGCCAAGCATGAGCTTCGTCCTGAGTATGCTATGGATGAGGACTATCTTGGTAGTGTATGTGAGGATGCGGCTGACTTCTTAGCTCCTTATGCAGAGAATGTAAAATTTTTGAGCATGGGGAATCATTGTTTTGAGTACCGTCGTCGGCACGAAATTGACCCACTCACGATTGTAGCTACTCATCTCAAGATAAAGACAGGTACTGCTCCGACAATAGCGCCTTACACAGGCTGGATACAATTCAAAATGAAGTATGCTAATGGTGGTCGGCGTAAGACTATCAACATGAAATACCATCATGGCGTAGGCGGTAATGCACCTGTGACTAAAGGTGCGATCCAGAGCAACCGAAGTGCCGTCATGTGGCCGAATGCTGACATAATCATCCGAGGACATATACACAATAGGTTCAGTATGTCGATGCCAGTCGAGACTATTAGTAGTCAGGGTAGGATAATGACTGACCAAGAACGTATCTATCTCCAGACAGGTTGCTATGTGTCTGATGTTGAGGATGGCAACAGTTGGTCTAGCCGTAGAGGATTTGGTGTACCTGCGATGGGTGGCTTCTGGCTCAGGCTATACAACGACAGCCTGACCGAGAATACTGTGTCCGTAAATTATCAGGCGATACCGACTGACTAGTGTGGTACTACATTGCAGTAGATATGTTCGGAGACATCTTGTTTCTTGATGAAGGTGAACAATACGATGAGCCTGATGGCTGGATGAACAACGGCTATCCCCCGTTCTATTCGGCAGGTGGTCCGCTCGATGTTATCACAATAGGCATGGAGCATTTTCAGAAGTGTGAGAAGTATCGGCTGGGTTTTATCTCCATGAATTGAAAGTTTTAAGGTTGGCTCTCTTTACGCTAGGCTTGCAATAAAGTATCATCTCTAAATGGAAGAAACAATCACAACACGACAGTGCGACAGGTGTGGATCAGAAATACCTAACGTGTGTCATATCCGATGCGAGAACTGTGGCGCAGAGGTTGTCTGTAACGATAACTAACCGCAATACCCTAAAAGAAAAGCTAATAGAAATACGATTTGACTGTGACTGGTGTGATCGCCCGTTAGTGGGAGAAGGCGACATGCACGAATGGCTTATCAAGCGTTCTGTGCTGCGTAGGGATAAGCGTATCTTTGACGAGCGCAACTGCTCGCTATTACATCATGCCTGTCACATGGCTCACGGCCAGACCAGAGCGATGACCGATAAGCTGGCCCCAATATTCGTTCAGCGATACGGCAAAGAACAAATGCTAGAGTTTATAGTGGCGTTAGACATGAAAGCTCCAGCCCCATTTTTACAGATCATAGAAACTGTGGTATACTGACGTTAGCTATATAACATGTTATTAGTCTAACGACTATCAAAGAACCCAGTTGTCGCTGGGTTCTTTGTTTAATATAGAAACTGTGGTACAATAAATACACTTCACAAAACAGGGGTGCGACCTCCTTTCGGTATAAGGCTTGATACACCTTTCCACAAACAGCACCCCTAATCCTCATGCACCAGGTGGCAACCCCACCTGGTGTTCTTTTTAAGGTACTTGACAAACTGTTGTCAACTATGTATAATCCCTAACATGAATACTAAAAAATGGATTAGCGCACAGATGAGTGAAGGATTAGTAGCACGACTAAGTGAGGTAGCATCAGAGCAAAACGTAACAAGATCAGAAATATTGCGCCGCGCAGCAGAATTGTATCTGGCGCAAACAGGCTTTGAAAAAGCACTAGCCCCAGATGGCCATGCCGCATGGCTTAGAGAAAACCCCCAACCAATAAAACAATAGGAGGATGTGATGGAACATAAATACAACACGTACTTTGATTACAAAATACATGAGTGGGTGGCTGTAGGATTGGGTGAGAGAGAATACTTTGGGTCAACACGTATTGAAGCTGAGAAAGCCAGAGATGAGGGTGATCGTATATTCAGGAGACATCACAACCGGACCGGCGTGTCGTGGGTATATAGACCGGAATGAATAAAGGAGGTAGCGTGAAAGAACTGATCAACAAGGTAGAGGAAATGAGTGGGTGTTGTAGCGCACCCGTAGCGGAGTACAATGCTACAGGCACGCCAGTTGGTGTAGCAGTTGTTAGTATGTGCCTCAGTTGTAATGAATATTCAGAAGTAATTTATCTAACCCCAGAGGGAAAGGAGATAACATATCATGACGCATACAGAAGCACCGAGTAGCATCAATTTCAAAGGCAAGACTAGTAAAGGGTGGGAAGTGATGTTCACCCTTAGAGATGAGAATGAAGCCGAATTGCTGCAACGCTTCCGAGTGTTTGCAGGCATCCTATTAGAGAATGGGATTGAACCGACTGGCAAGACCACTGCACTGCCTGCTGTGACTGCACCTAACGGTGTACCACCAACGACCCCAGCCCAGGTAGTAGCGGCAGAATCTGAGACTGAAACGTTTGCAGCTGAGAAACTTGTGTGTAGTGTTATGGACGGAAAAACGTATATGAAAGTGCAGGGGGGCATCTGGAAAAAATGGGGGGTAAGCGTGTGGCCGGAGACAGTTGCTCACATATTTGATGTTGACCAGCTTGACCCAACCCAGACCTATGACTTGACTGGATACCAAGCA